ACCTATGAAATCGTGGACCGAGGCACCAACTACCTGACCGTTGTAAATGAGTCCGGCGAACTATTGAAAAAGTGGATACATATGGTACATACAGTTGAAGTAATTGCCGAGGATATTCCGATTGGATACGCACCAAAGGAAATAACCTTCAAGGGTTACACCACCAAAAACCTTCACCACTCACCGGATGCCACCAAGGCATTCCAGGCAACCATTGAGAAGTTGGACAAGGGATTGGTCAAGGATCCAGTGGCAGTATTGAATGCATTGAAGGCAACAGATACATATATGAAACTCAATGACGTGCATCTGGCGCAGGGTAAATCGCCGGACGAAACAGAATTGGCATCCTGGAATGCTTCCCATGCCAAGGCAAAAGACTCACTGGAACGAACCGGAGAGTATCTGCACCATATGGACTATTGGAAACAGCACGAAAACGAATTGCAGGGTATGCTTGCAAACTACACACCGGCAACTGCAGGGGCAGATATGAATGACTCATATAATCCATCAGGGGATACAATAAGCGAAATGAAATTCAATTCAAGCGATAAAATCAAGGTAGCACGGGTCATTGCGACTGCCCTGGGTATTACAGATGTCGATAAGATGTCCAACCCTGCCCAGTTAGTCAATAATGGTCTACGCAAAATCCGCAACAAACCGATGCGTCCAGAATATGTAGATGTTATTCATCATATGCTGCAGACTGCCACAGAGGCAGGCATTGAGTTTGATCCTAAGTTGGTTCCGAATAAAGTGACTGCAGATGAAGTTGTTGAATCAGCAGCACATAAGTTGGTTGCCACTAAACTGAAAAACATTCAGTCACTGAAAGACTTCAGTGCCAATACAGTGCGACCAAAGGTTCAACCATTCGTTGCCAGACCTTTCGTCTCCAGAGAAATTCAGAAGGATAAAAAGGAAGTTGCTGAAGAAGTAGAGGGCATTGATGAACTCAGTAAGAGCACTCTTGGTGCATACACTAAGAAGGCTGCTGTAAGTCTTGCGGTCAGTGGAATGAAAGCAGGTCGGGGTGATACCACTGCTGATCATGCTCAGACAGTGACAAAACGAATCAAGGGTATCAATAGAGCAACCGATAAATTGACCAGTGAAGAATCAGAGATTGATGAATCGCATAAAATACACGATAAAGTAGAAATCATAAAAGGTTCAGCTAAAGGTATTAAAGGTCGTATTGGCGAAATCCGTCATGGTTTATATAAAGGTGCACCAAAGACCTATACAGTATATCATGGAGAACATGATGCCACTCAAGTTTCCAAAGAACATATCCGAGGCATCAAGGAAGAGACAGATTTAGAAGAAGATGCAAAACAGACCCATATGTTCACTGTTACTGTATCAGACCCAAATCACACTATGGTCGGGCAGCGCAAAGAAACCATAATGAAGAAGGCAACAGTCAAGGCAACCGACGAGAACTCTGCCAGAGAACGTGTTAAGCAGCATTACACCAAGGCAGGATACAAAGTGCATGATGTTATCCATGGTGGACTGAAAGAAGACATTGGTCACGTTGGTATGACTGATCAGGAACAGAAACTGGCAACACTCAATCCAAATGCCGAGGTAAAGACTGATCTACCTGCAACCACAACCAAGGCAAAGGCAAAGAAAAAACTGTCCGACTTCACTGTAAATAAGAAAGACAATGATAGTGATATGGATGCGGAAGTGGCAGCAACTGCCGAACCAGAAGCAGTTATGGGCATGCATATGGTTTCTCCCTATGGATCACACACTCTGAGAAGAATGAAAATCAATTATGCCACTCACTCAGAGGCATTCGATCCATTCTTCAATGATGGCACCAAGAACAACATTATTGACGAAGAAGATGAGTTAGATCTGGATGATGCTGAGTTGGATAAGATGGCAAAGGAAGTCAACCATGAGGATGATATCCTTGATGCATACGATGACCATGAACTTGGTATCGTTGATGATGAGACTGGAGAAGAAGTTGAGCAGGATGTGAAGGAAGAACTTGAGACTATGAATGAAGTTCTATCCAGATCTGAACGACTCAAGGCAAAGGTTAGATTTGCCCGTTCAGCATCCAAGAGAGCACGCAAGACTAAGTTGGCATTGAAGTCCAGATCATCGGCCAAGACACTAAATAGTCGTGCACGCAAACTCGCAGTGAACCTATTGAAGAAAAGAATTGCACGGAAACCATTGGATAAATTGACATTGGGTGAGAAGGAAAGAATTGAGAAGATCATAAGTAAGAAAAAAGTTTTAGTGAATCGTCTTGCCATGCGACTTGTTTCTAGGGTGAAGAAGATTGAAACTGATAGATTGTCACATAAGAAGTATACCAAATAAGGAATGATATGGGTGAACTAGGAATTATAGCAAAGGTGGCAATGGCAAATACATTCGCAATGTATTTCAAGGCACACTCGTACCACTGGAATATCGAAGGCAGGAACTTCTCAGAGTACCATGGTTTCTTTGGTAGCATGTACGAAGAACTCCATGATGCCATCGATCCATTGGCAGAGCATATTCGTGCCATTGATGTGTATGCACCGATCAGTATTATGGACTTGTTTCATTTCAAAATGGTCACTGAAGATGTCGTACAACCAACATCGACTCAGACTATGTTTGCCAATCTACTCACAGCAAACAATCAAGTTATAGAATCATTGAACAAACTATTCGACGCATGCACTGCTGCGAATAACCAGGGGTTTGCCAACTTTGTGGCAGATAGATTAGACATCCATGCTAAACATGGTTGGCAACTAAAATCATTTCTAAAGGCAGGTGAATAATGAAATCATTTATCGAGTTTCAAAAAGAAGAAGTAGAGTTGGATGAAACATCCACACCAAGCAAAGATAAGGTACAAGATCGCAAGACTGGTAAGTGGTATGATCCAAAGAAAGAGTTCAATAAACTTATGAATAAACCAGAAGTCAAGACGCAAATGAAACGTATGGCAAAGACTGATGTCAAAGAAGAATCAGAATTGGATGAAGCAACCCACCGTATAGGTGACTATATTACCTATGGACCAAGTGGATCTAACGGTGGTAGAATAATTAATAAGACTGCAACTCATGTCATTGTACAACCTACAAATAGAGATATTTCAGATAAAATAGAAAATAAAGATATCACGCGCAACCATAGAACCAATCCAATCACGGGTCATATGAAAAAAGAAGAAGTAGACACACCATTTGAAGGTCCATATAAACAAGAGAAGGGTACTGTTACTGATAAGTCTGGTGCCAAGCATACTCCATTATCAAATGTTAGAAGTCTTGCCCGCAATGCCATTGAGAAGATGAAACAGAAAATGCGCATGGCACATCTGTCTCCTGAAGTTAGAGCAGAGAAACTAGCAAGGAATGAAGAGTTGGTTGGTGGTCAGAAGAAACTGGATATAGACAAAGATGGTAAGATAGAGAAGTCTGATCTAGAAACAATTCGCACAAAGAAACTCAAGGAAGATGTTACCACTGCTGCTCAGAGACTAAAGGCAGCATTGGACCGTCATACAGAGCATGCAGTTGCTGCCAATAGAGCAGGCGATCATGATGCAGTCAAGGTTCATCAAGAATACGCCAATAAGATCAAGACTAAACTTGGTAAACTTGCCAAGAATGAAGAAGTAGAGTTGGATGAAAAACTAGAAGAATCAATTGCATCTCATACCAGATCCCAATTAATGCAAAAAATTAAATCGGGTGACTGGGAAGCAATGTCAGATATTGTTCCTGGACAACATGTTCAAATTCGTCACACTGGAACAAATAAACGTAGAATGGTGCACGTAAAAGATAGTCGCGAAGATTCGTCATTGGGAGTAAGAGAAGAATCTGACCAACTACCCATTAGAAAACATTCTTCTTTTATACATGGTGGGCCAAAAGAAAGGTTGCAGTCGATGCAAGATAAGCGTGATGTGATTGCGCACATAAATCAAATAGCTCAAAAACTCAAAGCAAAAAAAGAAAAAGAAGAGTTAGGCGAAGGTCATCAAGTTGTTGCGACAACTAAAGAAGGTGAAACTTTCAAATCAGGTATCCATTCAACTAAAGAGAAGGCATTGGGTCAACACTACAAGATGGCAAAAACCGGTAACTTCAAAAAGATTGATACTATCAAGACAGAAGAAGTAGAACTCGATGAAGCAGAAATGACAGATGCTGAAATGGCAAATCGTGAGAATATCGTCAAGGGCATGAAGAAGTCCTATAAAGACTTCACTGCCAAGTACGGTGATCGTGCCAAAGAAGTAATGTATGCCACTGCCACTAAAAAGGCAATGGAAGAAGAAGTTGAGGAAGAACTAGAAGAAGATATGGATGAAGGTGTAACAACTCGTAATGGAGCAGTAACAGTCCACAAGGGAACTTATGGTACTTCTTATCAACCAAATGATGATGAAGATGATGAAGATACTCCAGAGAAAAAAGAACCAGCAGTGAAGCGTGGTCGTGGTCGTCCTGCCGGTGCTGATTCTGGTGCAAACACTAAAGGATCTAAGAAAGCGAAAACATATGGTGGTGTAGCAGTACATTCACTACGTTTACCAAATAACAACAAATAAGGAGTATTATAATGAGTCTATGGGGAAATCAAGATAGCAAGACAGCAACTGGTACAGTGGCCATTGATGCTGCAGGAATTGTAACAGGATCAGGCACACTATTCCTAACACCACCTGCAGAAGCAAAGATTGGTAACTACATTCGTGTAGGCACTGAAGATTACGTAATCATCACAATCACATCTGACACAGTTGCCAAGGTTCGTGCCGGCGTACAAGGTGCCACACTAACAGCATGTGGTGCCAGTGCTTATACTCTCTCAGAGAAACCAGCATACGTTGCTGTATCTGAAAGTGGTACCACATCAGGCGATTCTGGCAATTCAACCAAGGTGTACGGAGTTGATGTTGTTGAGCAATCATCGGGTGGCGACAATGTAGTTTCAATCGCTGTTCAAAATGGCGGCACACAGTACCTATATGCACCAAACGTAGTAATCACAGGTGGTGGCGGTGCTTCTGCCGCTGCAACAGCAACAGTCTCCGGTGGCGCTGTAACAACAATCGCAGTTACCAACGGTGGTTCTTCATATGAGACAGTTCCAACAGTTACCCTTGATCAACCAAAGATCATATTCAACGGTGCCAGCAGTTCTGTTATCGTCGGTGATGGTTATGCACTTACCGGTCATTTGTTTGTCACTGGCAATGAAGTTAGATATTCCTGGAGTGGTTCAGTTCCAGTTGGTGGTCTAGTAAATGGTGACCATAAGTGGGTCCGTGTGATCGATGCCGGTCATATTGAATTGTATGATAGTCAGGCACAGGCACTTGCTGCTCCATCCACTGCCGGTCTACATGCACCTACAGGTCTTGGTGATGGTACAGAAGATGTGTTTGTAATCTTAGTTGCTGCTGCCACTGCCATTGCTGCCAAGGGTACTGGATTCACTGACGGTGTAAATACTGGCATTGGTCACGTTACTCATGCTGGTTGGGTTCGTCGCACAGTTGGTACAGGTAATCGTGCCGGTCGTGTTCAGTACGAAACATTGGTTGCCTCTGGTTCTATCATTGGTGATCAGTCTGACGATATCGAGTTCCCAGACGCATAATAAATACATCAGAGGAGGGAGATTTTCTCCCTCCATTTGAATGGTAGTGTATGCTGTGATTGACCAAAACCTAAAGTTATGTGAAGACAATTTCATATTATACGCAATGCACCACTACGATAATCCGCAGTGTTATCTTATGTCTGAGTTTGCCGAGGACATAAGACGATTTGCATTTATCAAGAAATTGTTTTCTAGATACTTGTCTGATGGGAAACCCAGAGAGCGTCTAGTTCTAAATCATATGATCGTGTTGTACAATCTGTTCGGTGATAGTACCACTAAAATGTTATTTTTTCAAGTGGATAATATACATTGGAAAACACTTATAACATACCTGTTGTATCTGAATAGAATGCCAGAGACAATTCCAGAATACGGTATTGTGCTAAGCGATATTCCATTGGATGAAGAAGTCATCAAAAAACTAAGGAAGGTGTAATGTCTACTGTTGATAATCTGATCGCACTGAAGGTATTGTATATGCTGGTCACTCCGTATAATAAGACGGAAGCATTCAAGACTGGTGTTGTTGATGAGACTGGAAAGGTTCTGGTCAAGGCAAAGGATCGCACACCTGACCAAGCAAACTCCTATGACTATCTGGTGAGACTTGTATTCAATCTAAAGCGATTGATTGGCATGGTGCCTGGTGGTAAGACACAGATTGGATCAATTGTTGCTGCATATTACTTGATCAAAGAGTGTCACGATTCCAAGATACCAATGGCGCTGGTCGAAGAATTGTTTGCAGATGTACTATTGAAAATCAATGAGAATCAGATCACACTGATTGAAGAGTCACTGGTGGTTGAAGAATTCATGTCACTGTTTGAGGACGGTGAAGGTGGTGCTCCTGCCAATGTATCTGGACCATCAGTATCAACAGATATACCTGCAATCAGGATTGGTAAGAATGGTCGCAAGTTCGGTACATTCAATGCTGATGATGAGATGTTCCGCAGGTTCTCCAAGGGTAAGAAAAAGTTCTCACAGTGGAAAGAGTATCTCAATCTATCAGATGAGAAACACAATGAGATTTATAACTATGTAAAGAAAAATCCAAAGGGTGTTGTTATCCTGAAGAATGGCGAGCAGATGAAGGCAATCCGATTCAACCGTCATGGTGGTGGAACATGGCATAAGATCAAACGGGCAAGTAAGAAACCAGCAATTCAAATTGAGAATCTGTAATGTTGATCACTGACTTTCTCACACCATTGGTATTTCACTTTATAGTTTCTATTGGGTTACTATTACTTCTAGTAACATTGCTATATGATGCCATACCATTTCTCAATAAGGTGCCAGGTCTCTCAGCATATAAATTGCCGGCACAGGTTATCGCAATATTGCTGCTGGTGATTGGCGTATACTTTGAAGGTGCCATATCCAATCAAGAGAAGTGGGAAAAGAAAGTAGCAGAGGCAGAGGCAGAAGTGCTACAATTACAGATCGAGTCTGGACGATTGAATCTGCAACTGAGCGAGAAACTTGCTGCATATGAAACAGTCAGAGAGGGAAAGAAAAATGTCATCACCAAAATTATTCAGAATACTGTTACTCATTATGATACTCAGTGCAAGTTGTCTAATTCTTTTGTCGGGGTGCACAACAGCGCCAGTCAGGACACCGTTCCCACAGGTCCCGGAGTCACTGATGAAAACCCCTCCAATGCTAAACCCAGTGAAGTCCTCCAAACAGTAATTGAAAACTATTCAACATACTACGAAATGAGAAACCAACTTATTGGTTGGCAAGAGTGGTATACTAACAATCAAAAACTTTTCGACCAATAGGATATCATGGCACTTCCAGTATCTGGTCCGATATCAGCTGCCAATATAAATGCTGAATTGAATCTGAGTCAAACAGCACCTATATCTCTCAATGATACAGGTGTACGTGGGTTATTCGAACGTGCAACTGGCGAAATCTCATATGCCCATGGATATGGTAAATCTAGTGCTCAGTATCTTCTATTTCCATCTGGTACACTGTATGGGCAAAATTTTCGATCAGTGGCAATATCTGCTGGATGGAATGAGACTTCTTATATTGAATTGACTGTAAATGCATCGACAGTAATAACATCAAATTCTACAAGTATACCGGCTCTAACAATTGCTGGAGCATTCCCCAACGGTGCAAAACTAATAAATAACGGGACAATACTTGGAAGAGGTGGTTCCGGTGGTGATGGTGGTTATGGTGATAATGCAGTTCAAGGTACTGTTGGAGGTACTGGTGGTACTGGTGTATATATTTCCACTCCAATAACCATAGAAAATAATGGTACGATCGGTGGTGGAGGTGGTGGAGGTGGTGGCGGTGGTTCTGGATTGAATGTTGCATATGGCGGTGGTGGAGGTGGTGGTGCCGCGTATGGAACTGGTGGTAATATTGGTAATGTCGGTGCTGCCGGTACATTATTTACTGGTGGTGGCGGTGGTGGAAGAATTGACTTGGGCACAAAAAAGAGGGCACATCCTTCCGGTGCCGGTGGTCCAGGTGGTGGTCCAGGTGCTGGCGGTGGTGCCGGCAATGTGGGTGCAGCAGGCGAGGCTGCGGGTGGTGGCGGAACAGCAGGTGTAGCAACTACTGGAAATTCATATGTTACTTGGACTGCTACTGGTACAAGATATGGATCTCTCAACTAATAGATAACATAGGATATCATGGCAGATATACGAACAGAATCAGAAATAGCAGTATTGAAAAGTGTTGTCACGCGTCTTGACAACTCAATAGCAACTATGTCTGAAGTGTCAGTAAATATATCTAAATTATTGGCAGCACACGAAGAACGTATCAATAACCTTGAAAAAAATAGTAATGATGTGACATTTGATATTCGGGATGTTCACTCAAGGATCAGTACAATGACAAAAGAAATCTTGGACAAGTTGGATGAGTCCGAAACTAAACTAGAACAGAAAATCAAAGAGTCGAACGAAAGTACCAGTGATCATCTCAAGGAACTGCAGATTGAGATCCACAAACTTGATGAACGTATCTCATTTGTTGAGAGATGGAAGTGGTCTGTAGTGGGTGGTGCCATTGCAGTTGGTTGGTTGATTTGGGCAATTGGTCGTCCAGCCATGGCAATCTTGGGACACTAAAAATAAATTTGATTGAAATGATGAAATAAGGTATAATAGTATTATTGAGTAGATTAGTGAGTCCTTCATATTATGTTGCATATTGACTGTAAATACGTACAAATTCTCGGTCCTAGACTGAGAAACTTCAAGAAAAAGTCGGATTATTTGTGGAATTTCAGTTGTCCTATCTGTGGCGACAGTTCCACAAATAAGACGAAGGCACGTGGTTATATCTATAGGACAAAGACAGATCTGTTCTATCGTTGTCACAACTGTAACCATGGAACTAATTTAGGCAACATCATCAAGCACATTGATGAAGGTCTATACAAACAATATGTGGTTGAACGGTATCGTGAAGGAGCAACTCAATACAATTCCCATAAGGATATTGGTAAATTACTTCCTGTTGCATCCAAAGAACTCATACGTGAGACTAATGTACTGGATGGATTGAAGTCAATATCCGATCTACCGGAAACACACCCAGCAGCAAAATATGTGGCATCAAGACTTATCCCAAGACAATACTGGGATGTGCTATACTATGCACCAAAGTTTATGACATGGAGGAATGTCATAACAGTATATACTGTTGATGGTAAATTTACAGATCACCCAAGACTAGTAATACCGTTTTTCAATACTGATGGAAAGTGTTTTGCTTTTCAGGGTAGAGCATTTGGAAAAGAATCACCTAAGTATCTAACTATAAAACTTGATAAGGACGAACAGAAAATATATGGACTGGACCGGATTGATGTTTCAAAAAAAGTATATGTGGTTGAGGGACCGATTGATTCACTATTCCTACCCAATGCAGTTGCTGTTGCTGGATCCCATCTTGACTTACATATTCTTGACGGTATTCTTTCTAAAACGGTTATCATAGATAATGAACCAAGAAACAAAGAGATCACAACTCAGCTTGACGGATATATAAAAAAGGGGTATGCTTGTTATATTCCACCAGATAATTTATTGGCAAAGGATATCAATGATCTTGCCATGTCTGGTATGTCACAAAGCGAGATCGTAAACCTTATAGATAGTAATACCTTTACTGGCATTGCTGCCACGTTGAGATTTACCCAATGGAGAAAATGTGAAAGTAAAACTCATAAGTTATAGTACACCTGCTCCAGAATGGATGGAGGATGGTCTGCATGATCTAGTAGATTTGGTTGCCTTCTGCGCACGAGTATCAAATCCGTCTGGACAGTTGAATCCAGAAAATGCCAAACTAATAAACTACCTGATCAAAAATGCCCATTGGTCACCACTAGAAATGGTGAGTGTATGTCTGGAGATAACTACAACCAGAGATATTGCCCGTCAAATGTTGCGTCACCGTTCATTTTCGTATCAAGAATTTTCACAAAGATATGCAGATCCAACCAAGGATCTAGACTTTGTTATTCGTGAGGCAAGGTTACAGGACACCAAGAATAGACAGAACAGTATTGAGTTAGACCCAGAGAATGATGGCCAAACAATCATGGCAGGTGCCTGGAGAAACAAACAGCAACAACTGATTGACCTTGCCAAGGAAACATATCAGTGGGCAATAGATAATGGTATAGCAAAGGAGCAGGCAAGGGCAGTATTGCCTGAGGGTCTTACAGTGTCCCGACTATATATGAACGGTACACTAAGATCGTGGATCCATTACCTACAGGTTAGAAGCGCAAATGGGACTCAGAAAGAACACATTGAAATAGCACTTGAGTGTGCCAAAGTTATTTCCGTGGTATTCCCCATGGCAACAGAATTTACATTAGGATAGATTATGATAAAAGAAACTAAACATGGGGTAAAGGTAGATTACTCCAGAGATGAGTTATTTTGTGGATTAGGAAGAATCCGACTCAAAGAAAGTTATATGAAGGATGATGAGGTAAGTCCTCAAGAGAGATTTGCTTTTGTGTCTAATGCATTCTCATCTAATCCAGAACATGCTCAACGATTGTATGACTACAGTAGCAAGCATTGGCTAAGTTATTCTACACCTATCTTATCATTCGGTCGTAGTGCTCGAGGATTACCGATATCGTGCTATCTATCATACTTACACGACTCAGCAGAAGGGTTAGTTGACACTCAATCTGAAGTTAACTGGCTATCAATGCTTGGTGGTGGTGTGGGGATTGGATTTGGTATCCGATCTGCAGACGACAAGTCCACTGGAGTAATGCCTCACTTGAAAATGTATGATGCTTCTTCACTTGCATATCGGCAAGGTAAGACTCGTCGTGGCTCCTATGCTGCATACCTAGATATCAATCATCCAGATATCCTCATATTCTTGGAAATGAGGAAGCCTACTGGTGACCAGAACATGAGAGCATTGAACATCCATCACGGTATCAATATTACTGATGACTTCATGAAGATTATCGAGAATTGTATGCTCGATCCTGACTTTGATGATTCGTGGGAACTCAAGGACCCAAACTGCACTGAAGTAAAGGAAGTGGTATCAGCAAAAGATTTGTGGCAGCGTATCATCGAAATGAGAATGCAAACAGGTGAACCATATCTACATTTCATAGATGAGTCCAATCGCAAACTACCTCAGTGGTTAAAAGATAAAGGATTGAAGATTCACCAATCAAACCTCTGCTCGGAAATTATTTTGCCAACAAGCAAAACTAGAACTGCTGTCTGTTGTCTATCTTCTGTTAACATAGAATATTATGATGAATGGAAAAACAATAAGAAGTTCCTCAGCGATGTGGCCGAAATGCTGGACAATGTTTTACAATATTTTATCGACAATGCACCCACAACTATCAAGCGTGCCACATTTTCATCTAAGCGTGAGAGATCCATTGGAGTTGGAGCACTCGGATGGCACGCGTATCTACAGAAACGTAGCATACCTTGGGAATCTGCAACTGCAGTTGGGTTAAATAAACAAATATTCAGCAGCATCCAAAAACAACTAGATGCAGCTAATACTAGACTTGGGACAGAACGTGGTGAGGCGCCAGATGCTATTGGAACTGGAAAGAGATTTTGTCACACAATGGCGGTAGCACCAAACGCTAGTAGTTCCATTATCATGGGCAATACATCACCCAGCATTGAGCCATACAGAGCAAATTGCTATAGACAAGAAACATTATCTGGATCTCATTTCAATAAGAACAAGTACTTGGATATACTCATTAGAACGGAATCAGAGAACCACAAAGAAGGATGGTATGAAGATACTTGGTCTTCAATAACAACTAATGATGGATCAGTTCAACATATAGACTGGATGACTGACTGGCAAAAGGATGTATTCAAGACAGCAATGGAAATAGATCAACGTTGGATTATTCAACATGCCGCTGATCGCCAAGAATACATCGACCAAGCTCAATCTCTAAATGTATTCTTCCGTCCAGACAGCAATATCAAATATATTCATGCTGTTCACTTCCAAGCTTGGAAGTCTGGACTCAAGACAATGTACTACTGTCGGTCAGACAAAATATCTAAGGCAGACAAAGTATCAAGACGAATCGAGCGAGAAGTCATCAAGGAGATTGATTTGAAATCGCTCGCTCAAGATGATGACATTTGTTTAGCGTGTGAATAATTAGAGATGTGGACAATAAAATGAAAAATAAACAATTGAAACTCACCGACCAACGTAGTTCATACAAACCATTTCAGTACCCTTGGGCGTTTGATTTTTGGCTCAAACATGAACAGTCTCATTGGTTGCATTCAGAAGTTCCTATGCTGGAGGATGTGAAAGATTGGAAAAAGAAACTGACTCCAGAAGAAAGAGAATTTCTAACCAACATCTTTAGATTCTTCACTCAAGGAGATATTGACGTTGCTGGGGGATATGTTCATACATACCTACCAAACTTCCCCCAACCAGAAGTTCGTATGATGCTAATGGGATTCGCGGCGAGAGAAGCAGTACATATTGCATCATACTCTCATCTGATCGAGACTCTCGGATTGCCTGAGGCGACATATAATCAGTTCCTCGAATATCAAGAAATGAAAGATAAGCATGAGTATATCACTAACCTAGTGTCAGCAAATAAGAATGATTTAGAATCTATTGCCGAACGTATTGCAGTATTCTCTGCATTCACTGAAGGAATGCAACTTTTCTCATCGTTCGTCATGTTGTTGAATTTTCCCAGAAATGGATTGATGCGCGGTATGGGGCAAATCATCCAATGGGCTCTCGTCGACGAAACTGCGCATTGTGAAGGTATGATTAAATTATTCAGGACTTTCATTCACGAGAATCCTGAAATCTGGAACGATAGTCTGAAGGGCAAGATTTATTCTATAGCAGAAAAGATGGTTGACCTCGAAGATAAATTCATTGACCTATCATTTGCCGGCAATGATATGAGAGGACTAACATCAGAAGAAGTGAAAAAGTATATTAGATATATATGCGACAGGAGATTAATCTCGCTGGGACTAAAAGGAATTTTCAAAGTAAAGCGGAACCCTATTCCGTGGGTGGAGGAGATGATCAACGCTCCTGGTCACACGAATTTCTTTGAAAATAAATCGACTGACTATTCAAGAGGTGCAGTAACTGGAACTTGGGAATCAGTTTGGGCAAAATAAGGAAATAATACAATGAAGAAAACTATGCTATTTGAGTGTCCATCTTGCGGTGCTTACGGCAAGATCACATTAATGTCGGCTGACCACAGCATATCCGACATAACAGTGTGTCCAGTGTGTGCTGCCGATATCACAAACGTGGCCGAGGATGCGGAAGACGAATAAATAGTCCCCTATGTGGACATATAAAAATACTATCGTTGAAACTTTGCCGGAGGACTGTGTTGGGTTTGTTTACTGCATAACCAACACTGAAACTGGTCGGAAATACATCGGAAAGAAGTTGTCAAAGTTCTCAAAGACTAAATACAAGATGGTCACTCTGAAAAGTGGGATCAAGAAAAGGAAGAAGATAAAGTCAAAGGTTGATTCTGATTGGATGGAATACTATGGATCCAGTCTTGAATTGAGTGCTGATGTGAAGTGTTTGGG